GATGACTGGCGCTTCAAAGGCCGCCAGTGTGTCATTCGGCAAGAGGGAAGACGAGGTCAGCACGTTTGTCAATGATCCTGTGGCGCCAAAGGTAGACGGCACCAAAAAGCCACCATAGTAGTATAGTATCCGTAGCATTGCCACGTCCCGCGTGTGACGCTGCGCCGCCTCTGGTAGGCTCTTCAGGTTGGTGCTCCAGCCAGGCAAGAGGAGCGGGATGTCGTCATCGGTGATAAGAATGATGTTGAAGTTTTTGGAATTGTGCGCAATGATCGAGTAAGCACAGAGCTTTTCAATGCTAGGCACCTTATCAAAAGCGGTGGCTCCGAAATCAGGCGACGTCAACTCGGTGCCGTTGGGGAAAGGAATAGATGGATCGGTCGAAAGATGAACCCACAGTTTGGGCTTGGAAGTATCCATATCCACCTGTCGCAACGCTCGACTCTGGAGCACATCTCGCACCTCACCTGGCGGAATCTTGCCTCCAGACATCGCCTCGGCATACTTTCCAAAAGCTAACATGCGGATCAGGACAAGTAACGATAGAGCAGCCACCATTACCACGAGCAGAATGAGTTCGCTGTGAACTGCCATGGACTCTTCTAATATGAGACAATCATTATTAGTGTCCAGGGGGTCGAAGGGAGACTGCAAGTCCCCCTCACCACTTTTGCTCGATCAGCATCTGTGCCAACATTGTCGAACCCTCGGCTACGGCTATTCGCAAATATTCCGACACCTCGGCGTCGTTCAGTCTCGCCGGCAGCCCCCATTCCACTTCTACCGGATTCTCACATTTCCCCGTTATGTAGAGACACCAACCTCCATTGGGTTCCACTACACCACCATAAGACAGTTCGGTCGCACGCATATGCATCCAATCAATCGCTGCCAGTGTTCCCTCTTTCTCGGGTGATTGAATCACCACACACCAATATCTCGGTTGCCGTTCTTGCAAAGCACGCATGATTGATAACGCATCTCCGCTATGACGAAATGTTACATCCTCGGCCCCATCTTGATACTTGGACTGCGGAGGGGAGCACATCCTGCACGGCACACCGGATCCGTAGACCCCGCTTATCCCCAACATTCTCCATGTCGACTCTGGGAAGACGCCATGCATCTTACCAGGCTCCACGTTGTTCCACTCACCCTTGTCCGGCGACGTCTCGCCCTCTGCTGGTCCAGGCAGACGCAATAGAAAAGCACCCGCAGAATGCATTGAATGGACGCACTGATCTCAGTCTGTCGCCACGTCTAGATCGCTTCACGAGTTAACTAACGGGGGTTTTGAAGGTGAACTAACGGGAGTTTTGAAGGGGGCGGCAGCCCCCTCATTCTTCTTGTCCCGAGTCCATTCGCTGAAACACAAAGTACGCATTCAGGAATGACAGCCGTTTCTCCGCCTCACCCATTTGCAACGCCTCCTTCTCCGCTGGTCGCAACTGTCCGCCTTGCCTCTTCAGCGCATTAAACACCGATGCAAAGCCGTCAATGCTGTTGCCCAACCCCGCACCTCGTGTCACCGCAGACGGTGCCGGTTCCAACCCCCGAATCCGCAACTCCTTTGTCAGATACTCCAAATTCACCAAATATTCCTGCGCAGGCTTCCCAATGCTCTCCTGCGTCACCGTGATCGGGTACCCCAGACTGGTGTCATCGGCCCGGAAAGTGTCCGACTCATAGTCCTTAGTAATTGACACCAACACCTCACCCTCCTCTTGCAGACTAATTCCGTCACCAACCTCCTTGTCCCGGAGCGCATCAAACACCCGCTGCCCGTCGTAGCATGTTCCGATGAAATAGCCGCCCGGCTTGCACAGTGCCGCCACATTGTCCAAGAATGTCGTCAAAGTGTCCCGATTTTCAAAGAAGTAATGCGTAGCAAACTGACACGACACCACATCAAAGCCACCCTTGCCCTTGTTTCGGACCGCTGCTACCCCAGCGCCCAACTCCTGCGCAATGTCAACCCCCTTGCCGATGGTTCCCAAGATCGCCGCATTCACCCTCTTGCTTCCCGTAGAACTAAATGCCTTGCCTGATGGAATGTCGAGTGCCGACGTTCCTTGCAAGAAGATGCACTGCGGCACCCGACGACGCCCCGACGATGCCTCCAAATAACGCATGCACGCACCATCCATCGGATTCTGGATGTTGTCAGTTGAGATGTCAATGCCGTATACGAACCCCAATTTGGCTTCAGTCCACTTGGGGAGATCGCCCGCCTTGCCCACCGCCAAGTCCACCAGCGTAGCATTGGGCCGACTGACCGACATAATCAGTCGTCGCTTGACCACTTGGTTATGGAAGTCGCGCATCGCTCGGAACATCCGTCGACCCTTGCCACCCACATAATAAGCATCGCCACCTGGCTGCGGGATGTTCTCTCCAGTTCTCAGCATCTCTTCAGTCACTGGATTGTAGATTGAATTCCAAACACTCTCAGCCACGTGATAGGCATTCCCGTAGTTCTTGATCCCCGACCGCAGCTCACCCGTCTTGTCGTGCCGCACTCGGATCGGCTTCCACTGAAAGCCTGGCTCTGCCGACAGATCCCGACGAAATTCCACAATACTGTGATCCTCAATCACCTCCTTTCCGTTTTCGGTCAGCAGTTCGCCATTGTGCGTTGCAAAGAGCTTGCATTGCCAGGCGAGTGGATCGTAAGGATCACGGGGTACGAAACGGGCTGGCAAATACGAATCCTCGCCACGCCGACCTCGTGTTAACTTCTCACCGTCGAGCACCATCTGACAAGCGTTCATCACGCCGTGCCGATTCTTGTCATAGCCAACTCGGAGCTGCAAGAGGTGATAGGTGCGGATGGATGACAGTCCCGATAGGTCCTGACCAGGTTCTGAGACGCTACCTGTCATGATCTTACCCTGACCGTCTCGCACCGCATCTACCAAGAAGTCGATGGTGTTGTGCGATGGCGGCTTCCACTTGAAAGCGGCGGCCCAAGTAGCCTTGTGATTGACTGGCCAATTCGGAATACCTTCGCCCATTCCCAGTTCCTTTGGGGTGTAGATCAATCCATCAGTCTCGTAAGGGTATTCACCCTTTTGAATCTTGTCAAGGACAGTGGCTGAGTCGGTGAAGATATTATCGCTGGCATAGAACTGCTTGGTGATAACTCGCAGCTTACCGGCATCGGCCAAGTGCCTCAGCTCTAGTCCCTTGACCGCCCGTGTCAGTTCTCGCAGCCGGTTGTCGCGACCAGCCACGGTAAACGGCATACGTCGCACATCCTTGCCCGACAGCATCAGAATGTCAAAGGCAGCATAGGTGTTGATGAAATTGCCGAACTTGTCCCGAAGAATATGTTCTCCGTCGATCAAAGTGTAAGCAAACTTGGGATCCGCACGGCACCCTTCGTACCGAATCCGTCCGTTGGTGTCGATGGTATACACCCTAGCGCTTGGATCGATGAAGAGCAGACGGCGGGCACCATCGGCTTTGTCGGTGACGCAATAGCCCTTGCGAATGGTGTGATCATACCCCTCTTTAGATGGCTGGACCGAAGCCAATTCAAGCGACATCAACGAAAGACCAACAAATTCTCGCGGCTGAATCGGCTGCGTTGGTGCCTTTCGTTCTCCCCCACTCTTCATCCCCATCAGTTCTCGGTAAGCCCCCGCCACCTTCAGCGATGTCTCCGTACCAATCGGATAGTTGGTGCCCTGGATTCCCGCCAAGACCGACTTGGTTAGGCTGCTCAGCTGCGCCAGTCGGTCATCCACTGAACCACCGTAATCTGGCAAAGCCTCAATCTCAATCTCATAACTGTGAGGCACGTTGGTGACATCCGATTCTTTCATTGTAAACTCTGGGCTCGGTGACTGCCGCACAATACTCACGTCTACCTGCCACGGCACCCCTGGTTTCGTGTACGTTGTCCGCTTCAGCAAGCGATACAACTTCTTCGATGCAGTCCAATTGAGCAATGTTGAACGTGCCAACGGATCCCGTGCCGTCAGTGTCTTCTCTGTCTTCAGCGAGAAGCGGAGACCGAAATCCTTGTTGTCCAACGGCGCAACGGTGCTACCGTCAGCCCCTCGCACCCGTGTCTTGCGAACCAACTTGACCGAATCCTTCAGTCGGTTTCCCTGCACGTCGTCTGTAATCAGATCATTCTCACAATACGACTCGATGTCAGGCATGCCACTGATTTCGGCTCGTACCTGCGACAACGTTGTGCGCCCCGTCTGTCCTTGCACAAACTGTGGTGTTACGCGTAAGAGGTAGACTGAACTCCCACCAGTCCATCCGGAACCCTGGAGACGTTGCGAAACGTCAACAATGTTCTCCCGAATGAGTTCGTGCCCCTTAGTGCCGAACCGAGCCTCAAACTCGGTCTCGTCAGGCCGTGCAAGGTACTGCTCAAACAAAGTCCGAAGGTTTGTCTGGAAGTCGGACATCCCCACTAATATTACACTAGAAAAGGGTATTCAGGTCAATTTTGCGGCTCAGAACCAATATCAGGGCTGGCCCAAAGGCTGTAGCTTCCCTACCAACATCGCATACAATTCGTCCGCCTTGGCCTTGGGTGGAACCTCGCCTACCAAGATTCGCACCATCTCCATTAACTCCGGCTTCTTGTAAGCCCCTCGCGCCTTAAGTGGACGCCACGGGTTCTCTACTCCCACGCTGTCTCCCTGCTTCGGTGTTTCCAATGTAATTGATCCGTCCGGTTTGAGTACCGTCCACTTGGTTATTGTGGATGGTACCCCTGAATGCCGCTGAGGCCAATGCCACCGATCAGCACGAAACATGTATTTGTAGCCGCAGTCAAACGCTGCTTGCATCAGAAAAAATTTGGCTGAATCTGACGTTGGAAGCACACCTGTGAGCCCCCGTCGCAACTCGGCCACTAGCGGTCCCTTTCGCAACCCTCGATAATTTGACTCCTGCACCTGCTGAATTGCCTTGCCGATCACCTCAATTCGCCGATCCTTTGTCATCCCATTGAACATCTTGCTCCATTGCGTTTTGCCTACATCCCCACTTACATTCGCATTAGCCGATGATGCAAGAGGAGATGTGGTGGTTGGTTGGGAATACGTCTTTGGTGTATCCGATGGCTTCAGTGCCGTTGTCAGCGAAAAAGCATTGTACTCGCGCATCAGCTCCTTGGACATCGTAAGGGAGATGACTACATTTGCTCTGTGTTTGCCCCAAAGTAGTTTTCTCGCAGCTCATCCTTGATCTCTTCATCCTTTGTGATCGACGCCTCTTGCTCCTTGACGTAATTGGCGTACTTGATGATCTCTGCCAAGAGCTCATCCGACAGCGTTCCCAGATTGATCAGCATTCCTTGGGACGTGTCTTGCATCGATGCCTTACCCTTGAGCATGAGCGCATAGATCTGCTCCTGATGAATAGGTGGAAATGCCTCGATCTCATCGCGCACCCGTTCCAGCTCTTCCACCTTCATGGCCTGCTAGTTTAGAACTGTGCAAACACCTCTAGTTCGGTTGAATTACCAATCGGGTGTAAGGTCGCTTTGGCAACAGATCCGCCAGCACTGTTACAGAACGGCTATTAAGCTGAAATCGTGGCGCCATCACCATTACATCAATCTCATCTCCCTCCTTCAGACTCGAATAATATTCACTGCCACCGTAATGGTCACGAGGAATGAAGATCTCAACTGGACCCGGCGCTGGCGCCTTGAATGCCCGGATACCCACCTTTGTGATCCCCGCAATTGTACACTTGTTAATTCGCTGCCCAGGGACCGGAGAACAAATATCACACTCAATCTTCACATTGTAGACCACCTCTCCATTCTCGCACACACCTGCTGAATACGAAGCAATGGTAGTACTGCCAGGTCGCACCAGACCCTCGGCTGTACACTTGCCCTCGAGCTTCCGTGCTTCGTCCGCCAACCCTCGCATCGCTGGAGCACCAATCATCCACGCTGGCAGCACAAATGTGCGAGAGAGCATCTGACGACTGTAGAGATGGTGTTTGATCCGCTTTCGAGGATCGTTGGTCGCCACCGATGGGGTGGTCGCCGCAAGCGTAGGAGCCGGTGCCGATGCAGCCGCCATCGTATGTCTATCCTACTGGCTGAGAATGCCTTTGCCTCAATTTGCCGCCCTGCCGAGCAATATCTGCTCGTAGTTAATGATCCATTGTTTGTTATCTTCCTTTTGTTCTTGCTTGAACCGCAGAATGACCTCCAAATCAACACACAATTCACGTGAACTGCCGATTTCCTTGGTATTGGCCTCATCAAACATCCCCGGAGCCAGTCCATTGAGCGCCCGAAGCACGTTGCGCTTGGCCGCTTGATCGCACCGCCAACCCGTTTGAGACGACTTGGCGCGAGTGTCAACTACCCGAAATACCAAATACTGCTTCTTGTGTGGTCCAATGATCCCATGCACCACGGCCGCTGGTGGCATCGGGGCTCGGTTGGCGGTGTACTCTTTGATCTCTGCTGGCGAAGCCCGACGAACTGACGGCTCTTGTCCCGGTGTGCCGCGATAATACTCTAATGTTCCATTGGTGAAATCTCCAAAGACAAAGACGTTGTCCCATTCAAGAGGAGGAGGATGGTGGAATGGACCACCGAGATTGAGCAACGCCGACAGAATTGCCTCTTCTCCGGCATCGCCAATAGCGGGTTGGATCTTGCGACTGGCTCCCGCCCGAAGCAGTGCTAGTTTTGAGGCCGCCGGCAGGATCTCTACTTCGCGGATAACAATCATTCGGACCAAGTTTTGGTGAACAGCAGCATCATCAGGGCGAGGATCTGGGCTGTTGGCCGGCGGCAGGATCGCGGCTGAACCACGCTTAACTGGGCGGTCATCAGCAAAGACATTAACTGCCGCCTGCGCCCACGGAATATCGTGCAATCCCGGCTGGATAGGCTCATATTTGTAGTCTCGATTGGCACGGCGCCAGATAATCTTAGCGAGCTTTGCGCCATCGCTAGCATCGTTGTATACCTTGGCCTGTCCCAACTTAACATCGGGAGCTTCCACTTCCACCGCCTGCGGTATAGTAACTCCTCCAGTTAGCCTGTCTTGCAATGATAACCGGGCTTCTTCCAAACCCACTGGTGCAAAGAGATAGTGCTGTCCGATATTTTGGACGTGACCCGGAATCCCGCGGGGGTTAACTACCCACTGCTCGGGCTGAGTTACCAACGCCGTCAGGGCAGCATCTATCTGGAGATTCGTGTAGCTGCCGTCCCGGCTGAGCTCCTGGTGCAGATCATCACGAGAATAGTGTACTCGTTTTGCAAAGAGCCCGCGTAGTGC